ATCAAACTGCAATCTCGCATTGATCGTTCATTACTTCACCTTACAGACGCACAGGCCGATTCGTGGGAAAGCCAGGTCGAGCGAGAATGGCGGCTATTCGCCGAATCACGAGAATCTGACGCCACGCGGATACTCGGATTCCATGAAATGCAGAATCTGGTTTTTCGTCAGGTGTTGGAAAACGGAGACGTATTTGTGCTTTTGCCCAGATTTGCTCGTCTTGGATCTCCCTATGAACTGAAGTTGCAGATCATCGAAGCGGATAGGATATGCAACGAAAAGAACTTGAGCGACACAAACGAGCTGGCTGGTGGAATAAAAAAGGACAAATACGGTGCCCCCATTGAATATCACATCATGCGCTCGCATCCGGGCAATCTTTACGGAATGAAAAAAAACGAATGGGACAAAATACCTGCATTCGGGAGAAAAACCGGACTTCCGAATATCCTGCATCTCTTTGTCATGTTGAGACCCGAGCAGACGAGGGGTGTCCCATATCTTGCTCCGGTCATTGAGCCGTTGAAACAGCTTGATCGATACACAGAAGCCGAGCTGATGGCCGCCGTGGTTAGTGGATTGTTCACGGTTTTTATCAAAACCGAAAGCGGAGATGAAGGTCTTGATCTCACCGACATGGCCGATGAAACGGGAGCCAAAGCATCTGATACTGATTATAAACTTGGCAATGGTGCCGTTCTCAGTCTTGGGAAGGATGAGAGCATCGAAAGCGCCAATCCCATGAGGCCGAACGCGGCTTTTGATCCTTTTGTCATGGCTGTGTTACGACAGGTGGGCGTTGCCTTGGAGTTGCCCTTTGAGATCCTGATCAAGCATTTCACGGCTTCATATAGTGCTGCTCGTGCGGCACTTCTTGAGGCGTGGAAGTTTTTCATGGCTCGCAGAATGTGGCTTGCCAGGAATTTCTGTCAGCCGGTCTATGAGACGTTTCTGTGGGAAGCCGTGGCTTCCGAGCGGATTGTTGCTCCCGGGTTTTTCCAGGACCCATTGATTCGAAAAGCATATTGCGGGGCTGAATGGGTGGGGCCGGCCAAGGGCATGATTGATGAACTGAAAGAAGTACAGGCCGCTGAGAAACGGATTGATATGGGTGTGTCGACGCTTACAGAGGTGACTGCGGAACTCACGGGCGGCGATTGGGAGAAGAAACACTCCCAGAGCGTGAAAGAACATGCCATGCGTGACGAGGCCGGATTGATAAAACAAAAAACACCATTCGCACCAGGAGGATAAGAAAGTGCCGTATCCCAATGAGCACTCATGTCGTTTGCAAGATCCTGATCAATATCAGGAATTTCGCCGGGTGAATAATGATCGCAAGTCCGGTGGCAAACCGATCCATGTGATCTACGGAATCAAAAGCAAAGACGGCAAGAGGACGAGCGAGGAGCAAGCCTATCGCTATCCGACGAGAAACTGGAATGAGGGCGAAGCCAAAAGCCATTGTCAGGAACATGATGGCAGTTTCGAGGCTGCGAAAAAGGGGAAAGAAGGCGTGACAACGAAGATATTTGACATCCTGACGGCACCGTGGTCGATCATCCCCGAGAAGCTACTTGAAATTCAAGAGATTTATCGCACGCATCTGCGCGGGGAAAAGATCGATATCAACAAGATCGAGGCAAAAACGGGAGAATCCCTGAGTGATGAAGGCGAACGTTACGAGATCGTCAATGATATCGCCATCATCCCCGCTTACGGGATCATCGCCAAGCGGATGAACCTATTTACGAGGATTTCCGGCGGTGTTTCGACGCAACTGCTCACGCGAGATGTTGCCGAGGCGTTGGCCGACAATTCCATCAAGGGACTCATTCTTGACATCGATTCTCCAGGTGGGACTGTAGACGGGACGCAGGAACTCAGCTCTTTGATTTACAAGAATCGGAGACAGAAACCGATAGCTGTTTTCAGCGACGGAGTATTGGCCTCCGCAGCTTATTGGATCGGAAGCGCAGGCCATGAAATATGGATTTCCAGCGATACCGTCCAAACAGGGTCGATAGGAGTGGTGGCCACGCACGTTGATCGCTCGGAATACGAGAAGAAGCTGGGCTTTAAGACAACAGAAATCTATTCGGGAAAGTACAAACGGATAGCCTCAGAGTACCAGCCGCTGAGTAAAGAAGGAAAGGAATATCTCCAGGGCGAAGTCGATTATCTCTATTCTGTGTTCGTCAACGACGTGGCACGCAATCGCAATGTCGATGTTGATCACGTTATCAAGCAGATGGCCGATGGCAAGGTTTTCATCGGCAGACAAGCGCTTTCAAACGGGCTCGTGGACGGTGTTTCCACGATGCCCGAGTTAATAGATCGAATGACCGCCGGTGACGTGGTCATGGTGCCTCCAAAGGCACACATCCAAAAGGAGGACAGAATTATGGACGTGAATGTGAAGATATTGCAGGAAGAGCATCCCGAAGTCTTCAAGGAAATTCACGACGCGGCTTATGCCGAAGGTCTTAAGACGGGCAAGGAAGCGGAACTTGAGCGGATCAAATCAGTGGAGGAACAGCTTGTTCCTGGACATGAAGAATTGATTGCAGCTCTGAAATTCGACGGGAAGACTACCGGAGCTGAGGCCGCCGTGAAGATCATCGCAGCCGAGAAGGTCATGCGAGATAAGAAGCTCGAAGAGATCAGGGAAGATGCCATTGAACCCGTGGCCCATGCCAATTCGCCAGAAGTAGAAATCGCGAAAGGTGAGCCTAGTTTTATGCAATTGGTAGAAGAATATATGAAGGATGCTGATTGCTCCAAGGCGGCTGCCATACGGGAGATGGCCAAGAAACATCCTGAAGCTCACAAGAAGTACATTGAGGAAGTAAATAAGTAACGCGACATGCGTAAAGGAGGATTCCTATGTGGAACGAAGGAATTAAGACATTCAAGGCAGGTGAGGCTTTAGAGGCTCGCCGCCGAGTGAAAATTGAATCTGGAACAACCAATGATCCGCCAGAGGTTGTTTATGCGGATGCAGGCGAAAGTTTCATCGGTGTGACGGAATATGCGGTCGCCGACGGTGATATGGTCAGTGTGAGAATGGTTGGCATCGGTGCGGTGGAAATCGAATGCCTAGTCGATTCGGCCATTGCCAGAGGGACCGTGTTATATGGCGGGGCCGATGGCGTGGTGACGGATGCTTCCAGCGGTTCGGCTCAGGCGATTGCCCTAGAAGTTGGGGCTGATGGACAACACATTCTGTGCGCTGTCTGGAATGTCATGTCTACAACGGCAGCGACCGTCAGCATTGCCGATGCCGGTGGGTTCACGAGCGCAGCAACGGTAGAGGCAGCACTCGCTGAAATTTACCAGCATCTTGTTTCAGCCCAGAAAACCGTCCCCGTGCCACTCGGTGCGATGACGATGGAAGATGGCACAGCTTTGACCAAGCAGGCCACGACTGTTGCCGGATTTTCACAGTTGAGTAACGCAGAACAGGTCATCAACATTCCCATAAACTGCACCTCCGGCGAGAATCTTGGATTCACGGTGCCAGTACCCCAGGATTTGGATGATTCGGCGGATGTTCTTGTCCACGTCTTGGCAGGGAAGGCAGCCGATCTTGATGTATTAACCCTGGATTGCGAAGTCTATCCTTGTGCAGTCGGTGATACTGCCAATGCAGATATCCAGGACACTGCCGCACAGACAATCACGGAAGCGGCCAGCGAATTGACATTCACCTGTGGAGCTGACGGTGTTTTAGCTGCCCCAGGAACCTTGACGGTAGTACTCGCCCTTGGCGGTACAAATGACGGAGATGCTGTCTATATTTATGGCGCATGGGTCGAATATACCGCGCAAATCTTGGCGTCGTAACAAAGACGGCAAAAGGAGGAATATAACTCATGAGAGCTAAAACAGATTCAGCGATTTATCGACCGGATCTTGGAATCCAGGTCATGGAATATGTCGAAGGTCTGACAATGGGATACATCGGTTTGCAGGTTATGCCGATTTTTGAAGTAGGCAAACAGTCTGCGAGTTTTCCAGTTGTTCCCAAAGAGGCTTTGCTATCCGTACCGGAAGTTGAGCGAGCTCCGCGTGGTACTTATAACCGCGGTGACTGGGAATACGAACGGGGGCTTTTTGCTACGTCTGAAAAGGGCTGGGAAGAGCCCATTGACGATAGCGAGGAAGGATTGGCGGCCCAGGAAGGTTTGGATCTTGGATTTATCGCCACGAAGCGGGCGATGGGCCATATTCTCCGCGCACAGGAAAAGCGCATCGCAGCCAAGGTATTCGATGCCGTCACATTTACCCCAGTCACGATTACGGAGGAATGGGATGACGCGACGAACGCAGTGCCCATTGATGATATAGAGACCGGCAAACTCGCCATGCGAAGCGCCTGCGGGATGCTGCCGGATTGCCTGGTGATTGCCTATAGCACATTTAGCAACCTGAAGCAGTGCGATCAAATTGTGAATCGTCTGAAATACACTTTTCCTGGTATCGACATCAATCGCATGAACTCAGCACAGTTGGCAGCGGTTTTCGACGTGCCGGAAGTGCTTATCGGTGGAGCGGTTTACAACACGGCAGGGCGCGGACTTGATGCCTCGATTTCGGATCTTTGGGATCATGAATACGCAGCCTTGATCAAGCGCAGCATGGGTAACGACATTTCGGCACCGGGTTTTGGGCGTACATTTCTATGGACGGAGGACAGCCGGCAGAATCCGATCGTGGAGCAATATCGCGAGGAAGCACGCAGAAGTGACATTTATCGCGTGCGACATCATGTGGATGAGCGACTGATCCAATCATTTGATAATACGGGTGCGGTGAAAAGCAACATTGCTGACGCCTGCATCTATCTGATGGACAACATCACGACCTAAGAATGGTTCGGGGGAGGTCAATCCTCCCCCAAGTTCTTGTTGGGGGAAAATGTGACGCTTGCCGAACAAATCAGCGCTGACCGGGACACATATTTTAACGATTGGGGGAAAACAGTCAGCTACACGCAGACGAGGCGCAACGAGACATCAAGCATCACGGCGATATTCACGAATGAATTTGAATTGGTCGATCTCGTTGATCACCAAGTCGAAACCATGACGCCGGAATTGATCGTGAAGGATGAAGACGCACCCTATCTCGAAGACGGGGATAAGATCGTGCGAAACGGTGTCACGTATTACGTGCGAGGCATCAGGCCAGACGGTTATGGATTGACCACGCTCATGTTGAGCAAGGATTGATATGGCAGATCCCATCAGCCAACAGATCATGGAAGCTGTCGATATTGCACTCAAAACGATATGGCGCACTGATGGCTATAACACTGATCTGGGAAACAGGGTCTACGAATGGCGAAAAGCGCCCGTAAATATCGAGGATGCAGAATGCGTGATCTACCGGGACATGGCGCCTTCGATTACGAGATCGGTGGGGGAAGATATTTACGAGCTGCCTGTGGAATTTATTTTGATCGGGCAAAACGATAATATCCCAAAAATTGCACGGAGCATGTACGCGGATATCGTCAAGTGCTTGTTTGCCAATGAGACATGGGGGGGGCTTGCCGAGCGCACGGTGATATTGCCTCCCGAGGATGTGGAATATATCCATCATGAACATACATTCGCGGGCATTAGATTTCGGGCAATCATTGATTTTCGCACAACTCAGGGAGATCCCTATACTCAAGCGTAAGGAGTGAGACATGGACACAATCAGAGTGAAAGTTAAACAGGCCCACAAAATTCGAAGGGCTGATGGCAGATTCAAACCATATGAAGTCGGAGAAATAATAGAAGAACTTCCGAAGAACGAATTTGCGCCCAACATACATAAACGTATTTTGGACGTAAAGGACAAGGAGGATAAAGAGGATGACACTCGAAAAAAGAAACGTTGACCGTCTTGCGTTGAGTCTTTTTGACAAGGAAGCAACATATGATGCAGGGCCCGCTGGCTGGACTGCGGCCAGCGCCTGTGAAATGAGTGGATTCGATGGCCTCGTGCAGATGGAAGATGTGGTTGTCGATGACCGCGAAGGTGTGACTGGTTCGGAGCTTCCCACCACTCAGGAGATTCTTCGCAAGGGCACTGCGCTGGAATATACGACGAACCGTTTGAAACCGAATGAATTCATTTCGGGTCCGTGACACACACCCAGGATGGGGGTTATACGGCATATCGGCACCTGATCAAGCCGATAATGGAAGGATCTGCGACGATTACAGCGACGACGATAGCCTTTGTGGATAGCAACCCCGACACGATAACTGACACTGGATCTGGATTTTTAACGGCAGGATTCGCGGCAGGCAATGTCATTCTGGTTTCCGGATCTGTGAACAATAATGGGATTTACACGATTGCGAGCGTGGAAGCCGGAACCATAACATTGATAGCTGCGGCAGAACTTACAGCGGAAAGTGTGGGACCAACCGTAACGATTAGTGCTCTCGGGCTTCCCTCTATCGGCGCCATCGCAACCCAGGCCGGAAGTCAGTATGTGTATAAAGGGTTCAAAAGCGATTCCTTTGAATTGAAATTTAATGAGGGAAAATTTGCTGTCACATCACGGTTAATCGGTTCGGGAACGCGAGCTCCTGATACCACCGTTTATCCGGCGAAGATCAGCGAATCATGGTTGAGGACTGGACACATTGCCGGCGCATGGCTTGAAACAGGGGCAGATATCGTTATCACCGATCCGCCGATTCAGGGAGTAGAAAACATTTCCAGCGCCACGCCTGATAGCCTGACGAACAGGGTGCTTGATTTCAGTTTTCGACACAACAACAATTTGCGAGCCGATCTCGGTTATATTGCCGGCGGCGGGGATGTCAGAAGCGATCTCGAATATGGACGCAGGACTGCGGATATAAGTCTCAAGGTCAAAGCATTACAGAGTCAATGGGTGACCGAACTCGCATATTACGAGGATCAAGTCAATTGCGCGATGCAGATCTCATGCAAGATGTTGCCTGATCCCATTGCTGTT